ACAACTTCGTTGATCGCCGCGGCAAGCTCCGACGTCAGCAAACCAGCCGAGCCGGGGTCGATCCACATCTCGTTGTCGATAAACCGGCCACGAAGCAGACACGCGCTGCCCGAGTAGACGGCGAATGTCTTGGCTTCGGTGTGGCCGGATACGAGCATATTTCCTACTGATACGGTCGGCATTATTCGCCACCTTTCTTTGATAGCTTGGAGGTCAGGGTCGCGATCTGTTTCGCTTGTTCGTCCAACCGGGCCATAAGCGCGGCAACGTCGACGGACTGTTGCGCGGGGGACAGTGCGGCCTTTACCGCGTCAAGCATGGACACCTGGGCGCGTTGGTCGTCTGTCATTGGCGGGGGCAGATTCTTCTCGACAACCTCCAGCGCGATCAGCGGCTTGATGCCTCGTTTCTTCATCGCGAAGAAGCACGCTTCCACGCTGCCGGGGTATGTGTTCTTTGCGCGCTGGATGCGTTCGGCGATCTGCATCGACGGGTTGGCGATCTGCTCCGGTGTCACACCGGCTTTTTCGGAAACCCATTGAGCCAGGTCGGTCTCGTTGGTCTGTCGCGCGACCTCGATGGCCGCCAAGTCAGTTTCCACATCCGCTTGCAGCACGGGCAAGTCGCGCTCGTAAATCGTGATTGTGTTCCATCCGTCCGCGTCTGCCGTGCGCTGCCGCACCAGCCCCAACGTCGGCACCAGATAGTTTTTCATGCGCTGCTTGATACGGACCGTGCAGCGAGGCAATTGCTCGATGGGGTCGCGGCGCGAGTGAATCGGAACTAATGTCGTTGCGTGAATATCCATTATAAAATCTCCCCTTTCATCAAACTACGTACTAGGCGGTTACGGAGCCGTAGCAGCACTGCCAGATGCCAGCGCCGAAGCCGATGTCAGCCTCAAGCGAGTAATAGAACTGGTCGGTGAAGAAGCGCGAGTCGCTGGTCATGTCGCGGCCGTCTTTGACGACTGCTTCCACATCACGAGAAACGGCCATCGTGAAGGGGTTCAGACCGGGCCCACAGTGCGCAAGCAACCATTGGTTTCCGGTCACGAGCGGGGAAACGAGAACCTTGACCTGGCCCTGGAACACATTGGGCAAGGTAACCGCGGTGACAACGCTGGAGGCCGCTTCCGCGCCGGACGCATTGAGCGGCACGGGGCGCTCGGCTCCGACGATCTCTTTCGCGATGCGCTCCTGCGCCGGGCCCACGAGCAAGTGAGTCGGAGCAATGTGTAGCGGGGTTCCATCCTCATCGGTGAAATCCGCCATCGCCTCAACGCCAGCGCGGTACGTCGAAAACGAAAGCGCCGACGTGGTGAGGTTGTCGCCGGTGCTGTTGCTGTTCGGGTGCGAGTCGTTGAGAAGCGACACGCCGTCGTACCCAAGCCACGTGTTCGCAAGGAACTTGTCGACCAGGATTTTGTCCAGCTTCAACTTGCCTTGCGCCAGGAAACCCTTGAGCGCGGAAGCAATAACGCCGCTCTTGTCACCGGTCACCTGGAGGCGGGGCAGGTTGATTGTCGCCTCGTAGGATACGATCGGGATGTTCTGTGTGTATGCGCGAAGGTCCTTGGACGCCTTGGAGGCAACCCACTGCGACATGGCGGGGAACGCGCTGACGACGGGGATCGTCAACGAAGTGCCTTCGCACGGAACCTTCATCGCGAATTCGTCGGCGACGTAGCCCTGCGCAGGAACCATAAAGGCCTCCTGGTACAGAGCGCTGTAAACTGCCTGTGCGGTATCTAGATTTGATTGTCCAGCAATGCTCATAGTGTTTTCCTCCTACAAAGCACTACGCGGTTGCGTGTGCGTATCCGTGCCCTGCAAGAAGCAAAGCGTTCGAACCCTGAATGCCAACTACTAGGCCGCAGAGAACGTCGTTGGTGGTTGTGGCTGCGTCAGCAACCGTGTTGTCGTCCTGGATCGTCGCTACGAGCCCGGAGTCCGCGAGCGCGATAGATCCGCCCTGGATGGCCATCGGAACAATCACGTTGCGAGCAACGCGAATGTTCTTGTCCCCAGCCGAGCCGGACGAGTTGTTGAGACCCTCGAGTGCAACGCCAGCGAAACGAATGCTCGCGGTGTCAGCGGCCGGGATCGCGTATCCGCTGGTGTTCCAGCAGACCAATGCTCCGCTGTAGATAGTAACGTTGTTCATTGGGACGGTGAGGATGATCGCCGTGTCCATGTTGTACTTCGCCCGACGGGCGTCTGCCGCTAGTGCTGTCATGTTCTATTCTCCTTGATTGGTGCTCTCAGCCTGCGCCTACGCACGGCCGTTAATGTTGGATTGCTTCGCTCGATAGTGAGCGAGAGCAGCGTCAATCACGCGCTGTGGTTGCCCGGACAGCTGACGACGGATTGCGCGCTCTGCGTCATCCGCTGCCGATGCTCCGGCAATCGGCTTTTGTGAAATCAACTTGCCCTGCGGGACTGCGGGGGCGGTGGCGAGACGCGACAACTCGGCGTCCAACGCCGCGCGGTCCAACTGGCCCAACTTCACGAATGTCTCGCGATGCGCGGGCAGGATGTGACCGAGCTTTACTGCGTTGTCGATCTTGTCGCTGAGCGCCTTGGCGGAGGCCGCTTCACGCTCGGCGCGATAGCCCTCCAGCTCGGCGAGAACGGCCGCGAGCTTGGTCTCGGCGGATTCGGCGCGGGCAACAACCGCGGATGCCTTCACCGCGGCCAGCGCTGCGTCTTCGGACGGTGTGCCGGACGCGGGTTGCTCCGACGCCAGCGCGGCCAGCTTGTCCTGGTTGTCTGCGACGAAGGCGAGAACACCGGCCGCGTCGAGCCCCAGCGCCTTCTCGAGTGCGCCCAGAACCTGAGCGGCTGCGTCGGCTGATTTGTCCTCGGGAGCCATGGGCGCCTCTGCGGGCACGGGAGCCTGTGCTTCGACGGGAGCGGTGGACGACATCTCGACGGGTGCGGGCACCGGGGTCGCGTTCATCTCCGGCTCTTCGGGCTCGGGCTTCTCTTCCTTCACCGGTTCCAGCGCTTCTTGCGCCAAGATTGCCGCTTCCAGCGCCTTGTGCAGCTGCTCGGGAGAAGCGTCCTCGGGCATTTCGTTGATGGCGGCGATTACTTTCTTGATGTCGAGCTTCATGTTGTTCAGCTTCTTTCTGCGGTCAGATGCCGCGAGCGGTTGCAATCCATCGATGAACGGACGGTTGACCATTCCGACCTCGAACAACTCGGGACGCGATTCGCCGGTCTTGCGGTCGACGGCGTCGTGTGAGAACACGATCGAGCAGTATTGATATTCGCCCGCGCGAATCATCTCGGCGGCCTTCGGCGTCCACGTCACCAGACCCCAGAGCGAGTCGCCTTCGCGCCTCAGATCGTGCACCCAACCAGCAGCCGGAACCGGTGATCCGTTTGGCGTATAGTCGGGGTGCTCATACGTGAACGGAATGGGATTCTTTTGCGCGTTGAACGTCGCAATGAATGCGTCCATGTCATCAGGCGTCAGCGCGAACGCGCCGGATTGATGACCGGACCACTCTCCGCACTTGGCGATTTCTTGCCACTTCGCTTTCGTGCTGGGTGCGCCCAACGCGATAATCCCGCCGAAAGAGCGAGCTTTGCGGTTGAACCAATGGGCTCTAGGCGTGCGATAACTCACGCTGTCATGTTGCGTTTAGCGATGTTTCACGTGCAACGTGTGCTGTTTTGTGTACCATGCGCGATGGGGTGGGATGGTCTCGCCCGTCCGCGCTCACGGTTAGCTGTTTCGGGTTCCGTGAGCGCGGTTTCTCCTAAAGCGGATTCGTGACCAGCTTCGTTGGCGAGTCGCGAAACGCCGGGTCTACCCAGTCGAGTGACACCGCTCTGGACAACTGCGTCTCGTCGAAGTCCCCCTCTTCGCGGATGACGACGGAGCAACGGCATTGATAACCACACGGCGGAGCGAACGTCTTCCACGAGGGGTCGTCCGCGCGCCAAACCTTGCCGTCCAGCTCGCGATGCTTGTCGCGCACGCGGTTGTCGCCTGCTGTCACGTATTCGATGAATCCGACGTGCTCTGCGACAGCTTCGATCTCGCGCACACGCCCCGCTCCATACGCCTGCGCAACATTCGTGCGATACACGTTCTCTAGATAGCCAGCGTCGAATCCACGCTCCGAGAACATATCCGCAAAGTCGGTCAGAGTTCCGCCTTGCGCCAGTGTTGTGTGGATTTGTCGCATCATGGCATCGGCGATCTTCTGCAAGGTGCGCTTGCCCGCGTCGTCCGCCCTGTCGCGGTATGCGCGAATAATCTCCAGCGTCCGCTCGGGGTCCGCAAACCGCTCCTCGTAGAACGCTACAGCTTCCTCAAACGGCATCTCCAGGAAGGTGGGTCGGCGTTGTGCGTCCAGCTTGATGCGTGACGCCAGCTCCACGTCGCGCACGAACAACGAACCGGCCATATCTGCCATCGCCATGGGTCGATAAAGCACGTCGCGCACGGCATGCTGCGATCGTTCGTCACCGGCCCATTGCGTCAGCATGTATTGCGCATCAGATGGTGACGTGGCCGCATTGACCGCGGCAATCGCATCCGCGCCCAGGCGCTGGAATAACTCGGAACCCGCTATCGTCGCTTCGGCGACGAGGCGCGACGGCCTACCGATGAGAACCCTAGCGCGCGTGCGATCTGCGTCGGAGCATCGTTTGACATCGCCGAAGTCCGTTTTCGGGTCGTACCCTTCGCTGTCCGCGTTTGCGCTAAAGGGAGCGCCGGGGACGCCTCCCGGGCGTCGAAGGCAAACTCGGTTTGTTGCGTGGGTGGTGATGCGGTGATCAGCGTGTCCGCTCCGGCCACCGGCTCCAGCCCGATTGCCTGGCGGATTTCGTTTGCTGATACGATGCCGCTGGTCGCGAAAGCGGAGAACGCGGCAAACTTCTCGACATCGATATCCGATTGATCCTCGCGGACGGTCAATCGCGGAGTGGGCGGCACCACCCCGCCAAACTTATCGCTGTTGAAAAACAGGAACGGCGCCAGCCAATCGCGCTCCACCACCTCGTAGAGTTGATAAGCCAGTTTGAACGTGCGTGGTTCGATGGTGGCCGCGTTCTGTACTTCGGCGCGTGCCAGCGAACCGTTCGCGCCGCCATCCACCGCGTCCATGCTGCCCAGCACAGCCAATGTGATCGCCTTGTCCAGCTTATCGATCAACTTCTCAAAGATGTCCGCGCTCATGTTGAACCCGGTGTTCGGAAACTCGATACCCGTTTCCGACTCCAGCACTGCTGCTTGGCCTTCGCTCAGGTTCTCCAAACCGGTCAGCAGTGCGTCGCGAGCAGCTTGCGTGGCCTCGCGCGTCACTTTACCCAGCGCGAGCGGTGTGCCCAAACGCTCCGCGCCACCGACCCATGCTTTCCACGCCCACCGCTTGAACAGCCAAAGCATTGCGACTTGGCGTATTGCGCCAGCGCGTAGCGGAGTCGAACCGCGCTTGCGCAATGCGAACGTCACAAACTTGTTCGGATGGTCGGCCGCTCGGATCCATTCGTCTGCCGCGCCATGCGCATATGTTCGGAACTTGAAGCCCCAGTCCTCCGTGAATGCTATGTCGCGTGCACGCACGGGCGACGGGTTAGAGACCCACAGTCCCGCATCCCGCACCCACGAATGCTCCAGCGCGGAATATCCCAGCGCATACGCGCCCAACAAATCGTCGAATAGCTGCGTCAACCGGTCGGTCGATTCCAGCATCTCTTGGCACAACTCGGCAGCTTGCTGCGCCAGCGCTTCTTGGCCCGGCACCGCTCTGCCGGGCAGACATTGAAACGCCACGTTAGAGACCGAGTCAATGCGCGTGTCCAACACGGATGCCACGCGGTCGTCTTCTGCGATCCACTCGCACAGGTCCGCCCATTCGTCGAGCAACATCCCGCGCTCTGCGTTGCGCAGAATGTTCAGCAGTTGTGTCGGCTGGATGCCGCCAAACGTGCGTGTGTTGTATCGACCGACCTTCGCGGGGATCACCTCGCGGGTGGATGTGGGCAGCGAGCGGACGTTGGATGCCATGCCGCGATGCTAACACCTGTCAGAATGCTTTACGTAATCCCGCCGTCTGGCGCGGTTTCATTACCGAGACGGGAGTGGATGTGGACGCCGCGACGGCTGCACGTGCTTCATCGTATGCCGCGGCCAGCGCATCAACGCAATCGTCATGCGGATCGTTCACGCCCGTAAACTCCGTCACCTCCGAGACAAAGTCGCCCAGCCACGGAGCGCTGCGCGGTACCAGAACCTCGCCACGATTCCACGCCGCCGACACCGGTTGAGCACGCACAAACTTGTCGCCCGTGCATTGCATTGCTTCGACGTTCACACCCGCACTGCGTTTGAAGTAGTCGATTGCGCCCAACTCGGTGCCGTGGGCATACGCTCGCAGACGGGCTCCGGGGTACTTTGCGCGCCACGCGGCCAGATACGACCCAAACTCCGGCGCTGAACATTGCCGCCGCAACACGTCGATCACATGCGCCTTGCCGCGCTCGATCGCCACGCACACCGCCACGCTATAGTCGGATGACGTGCGCGACGAATACGCCAAATCAACCCCAATACCCAACTGATATCCATGCACGGGAGCGCTCTCGTAATACGTAGGAGCCCCGAACAACGCTTGACCGCGTGGGCGTGGTTGGCCCTGGTACAGGGCGGAGAACATGTGCTCGCCCAGTTGCCGTTGTTGTTCGCGCAGGAACTCGATGGGTCGCTCCTGTGGCCACAACGCGTTTCCGTCATCATCGATCGCGGGCAGATTGATCGTGTCCCACCCCTCGCGCGACAAACGCCCGATCAAGTCGTCGGGGTGCCACCTCGTGTGAATCACGAACACCGACGTATGCGGCTTCGCCCTGGTCAAGATAGACCCCCGAATCCAGTCATCGACGTTCTCGCGGGCCGCTCGCGACGTCGCTTCCGCGTATCCCTTGATCGGGTCGTCGACGAGAATCAGATCGGCGGGCTTGCCGGTGACCGCGCCGCCCAACCCAACCGCTGTGCACACTGCGCCGTTTTGTAAATACCACTCGCACGTGGCGCGCGAGTCGGATCGGAACGCGGCGCCAGCACGCTCTGCGATCGAGCGCGCTTTGCGCATTTGATATGCGGCGAAATCCGCCGAGTACGTCGCGAATATGACCGAGCGCGATTGCAGCATCGCACGCGCCAACGCGTGAAACGTAACGGTAGACTTGCTGTGCTGCGGTGGGATCGACAGACACACGCGCACAGGCTCCGTCTGCGACCGGTCCAGTAGCTCGAAGTACCGAGCCATGTGCGGCATCGGAGCCAGCTCGGGCGAGACGCGGGAGATTACGTCACGTATCGGTTCTGACGAGCTCGGCCTCGAGGATGTTGCCTGCGTCGCGCGCTGGGTATCTAGCGCCGTCTGGAACTTCGACGCTACTAAGGATCTCACAGACCTGCGCGAAGACTCCCGGATCGAGGCCGCTACGTAACCGCTCGATGATGTCATCTAGGACCTGCTCCCTGGCTCGTTCCAGATACAGCTTCGAGCCAAACTCTTCACCCCTGGTGCGTTCCAGAAACCACGCCGCGGCGCGCCAATCGCGCTGCTCGTGTGATGCCTCGTGGATTACGTCGACCGCGCCCACGGCAGCGATACCACGTGCTTGATCATATTCCGCCGCAAACCCCAGCAGCGCAGGATCGTCCGTCTTGCCGTGCCTAGACTTGTAGATCCACTGGTTCAGCGTATTGAATGGGACTCCGGACGCTTCGGCCACAAGAGCCGTGCTCACGCCGCGCTTTGCGATCGACATGATCAACGCTCTCACTTCGGGCGTCAGCGTCGACTTGGGGCCGCGGGGTGGCATCGAGTCCTATTATCCGCGCGCGAGAGCGTGCGCGCAACAAACGATTGACGCCCCCCGCAGGTCAAATCAATGACATTATTCTGAACCGCGCACGCCCCGCGGCAAAGGAATGTCATCGATGTCATCGATTTTGTGCGCCGCGTCATGTTCGCGTATGTCGCGCAAATACCGGTCCAGTTCCGTGCGCGCCGACAATGCTTGATCCACATCTACGACCGGCGTATCGACGTCCGCGCGGATCGTTGGATACCCCTCGATATCGAAAGCGCCGCGGCACAACGCGCACGACGACAACTCCGGCACTTCCGTCAGCCGGGCATCATCGAGCAACCGCAAACCGCAATACGACTCCCCGTCGTCACGTCGCAGATGCAG